TGCGTATCTTTTAGCCTTACGCCTTGCATTTTTTGACTGCTTTACGGGTTCGTCATGCCACACATTAATAGCTTGTCCGTATGAGTCACGTTCTATCTTATACATAGAAATGCTCCTTATCTAATCAATGACTGTTTAATTACAATCAATTTCAATATGTGTACTATGACAGCCCAATGTGACAGAACTATGACAAGTTTGTGACAGAGTTGTGACATATTGTGACAATTATGTGACAAAGTTGAAGCTATGAGATGCAATATAAGGCATTATTAGAAGTTTTTGATAGTGAGACCTTAACAAGTCTTTTGAAGTAATAGAGAGGATTAGAAGGTCGATGTATACACTGCTAACATATTAAAAAATTATAAAGTAATATAAGTATAAACTGCGGTAATTTTAATAGTATTTCAAATCTTGTTAACTAGACAAATGTTATATTTACTTTGCAACGCTTGACACGTTAACAAGTGGACAAATGTTCTACTTTTAAAGGGCTTCATAAAAAAACGTGACAAGTGTTTCAAATTTTAAAAGTGAGCCTAGCCCTTTTACAATGTGACAAGTGTGTGAAGTTTGTGACAGTTATGTGGCGGGGCAGGAACGCCCTACCCCCTCCCCCCCTATATATCTAAATCATATACATTTTAGACCAATATGAGTATTAACCAGTTAGCCGCATACTCCCAAAACTTCATAAGTTTTCAGACATAAAAAAACCCCTAGTTATTCTAGAGGTTAGGGTGGGTTTTATTGGTGTTGAACCGGGGGACGTTTACAACTTTAGTATACACTTACTTTTCAATTTTGTCAAGTCTTTTGTAAAAATACTTTAAAAACTTTAAAAGTACTTGACAAATTAATAACTGGTGTATATAATAATACCATGAGCTACCTACCAGAAAAGAAACGTAATCTAACTGAGAAACAAGAAGCATTCTTGAATCACTTAGTAGAAACTGGTGGGGATTTCAAAAAGTCAGCCGAACTTGCAGGGTATTCAGGCAATCACTATCAAATATTAAAAACACTTAAAAACGAAGTAGTAGATTTAGCCAGTGACGTACTTGCAAGGGAAGCCCCTACTGCAGCATTCAAGCTTATAGAGGTTATGAAATCTGATAAGCCTGTTCCCCAAGCTAACAATAAATTAGCTGCTGCTCAAACAATACTAGATAGAGCTGGTGTTGTTAAGACGGATAAGCTAGATGTCAATCATAATGTTAGCGGTGGTATCTTTATACTGCCAGAGAAACATACGATTGATATAGAAGCAGAGGACGCTACCTATGAAACTTTGGATAACTGAACACGTTAATGAAGATGGAGCAGCTATTGGTCCATATATCAAAGCAGATACAATTGCCCAAGCTAATAGAATAGCAATACAATATGGGTTGTTAGTGTTAGGAGAAATCCAAGAACTAGAACACGATGACCAAACAAAGAAAAGGATAGTCCACTAGGACTAAGGAAATTACACTAATGAGCATTGAATATAGAGGAGAAAGGTTTTCTGGTTATAACAAACCTAAACGTACTCCTAAACACCCAACTAAATCACACGCTGTACTTGCAAAAGTTGGTGATATTATTAAACTAATTAGATTTGGTCAACAAGGTGTTAGTGGTGCTGGTAAAAATCCTAAAAGCGATAAAGATAAAGCAAGGAAAAAATCTTTCAAAGCAAGACACGCTAAGAACATTGCAAAAGGTAAACTATCAGCAGCCTACTGGGCTGATAAGGTTAAGTGGTAAACTAATGCCACAACTAGGTAGTAACGAAAAACCTGTCCTTATGACAAATAAAAAGAACAAAGGCAGACTTTACAAACCTTCAGACGGTGGTAAAGGTTCTGCACCTAGAGTTAATATACATTCTAAACAGTATAGAGATAACTGGGATATTATATTTGGAGGCAATAATGCCAAGAAAGAAAACGACAATTAAAAAGAAGTCAACTGTGAATAGTGCTGGTAATTATACCAAGCCAACTATGCGTAAGAGGCTTTTCAACAGAATTAAAGCCGGTACCAAAGGTGGTAAAGCCGGTCAATGGTCTGCTAGAAAAGCCCAGCTCCTTGCTAAACTTTATAAAGCTGCAGGGGGTGGCTATAAGTAATATGAAAAGGATTAAAGAATTTATGATTAAGATGATGAACGAACTAAACAAAGTATACGCTAAATTATTTAAAAAATGTTTAACACCAGAGAAAAAGAATGCCAAAAGCAAAAAGTCAACAAAGTCTAGATAATTGGACAGGACAAGATTGGGATACTAAGAGTGGTAAACCGTCTGCGGAAACGGGGGAAAGATATCTCCCGAAGAAAGCGATTGCAGCATTATCAGACTCAGAGTACAAAGCAACAAGCGATAAAAAAAGAAAAGATACAGCAGCCGGAAAACAACATTCACCTCAAACAAAAAAAGCTAGAAGAGTAGCTAGACAGTTTAGAAAAAAAGGTGGTATAGTCTAGATGAAAGAAGGATACATAAAAAGAGCTACATCAACTATACCTTTTGGATATGAGATGGATGATGAGTCTAGTTCTTTTCTTAAACCTATTGAAACAGAGTTAGAAGCTTTGCAAGTTGCAGAGAACATGGTAGTCAACGAAGAGATATCTTTACAAGCTGCATGTGATTGGTTAGAATACAAGACGGACAGACGAATGTCTGCTCCGGGGTTGAAAAAACACATAGATAAAAAATATGGACTACGAAGCGAAAGATTGGGAACTGAATCCACATCTTTACTTGCAAGATAACGAAGGTAATTTTGTATTAAAGAAAGATGGTACGCCTCGTAAAAAAGGTGGAAGACCTACTAACGATGCTGAAACTGCAGCTCGTAGAACTATTACACGTAAACAAAAGAATATTCAAAAGCTAGAGCAAAAGCTCAACAACGCTAAGAAGTCATTCAAAAAACAAAAAACTACACTTGAAAAACTTGACAATACTAAAGAAGGTATTGTTACTGATGATGATTTAGATAAGTTACCTAAAGCTGTTCAAGAACATTTAGATAACCATCACATATTTTTTCACGCTAACGAAGGTCCACAAACAGACTTTCTTGCTGCTGGTGAAAAAGATGTGTTATATGGTGGAGCTGCTGGTGGTGGTAAATCATATGCCATGATTGTTGACCCACTAAGATACGCACATAAGAAAGCTCATAGAGCATTAATACTTAGAAGGTCTATGCCAGAACTTCGTGAGATGATTGATAAATCTCGTGAACTATATCCACAAGCATTTCCCGGTGCTAAGTTTAGAGAAGTAGAAAAGCTTTGGAACTTTCCAAGCGGTGCAAAGGTAGAGTTTGGATTTTTGGAACGAGATGCAGACGTATACCGTTATCAAGGACAAGCATATAGTTGGATAGGGTTTGATGAGATAACTCATTTACCTACAGAGTTTAGCTGGAACTATCTTGCTTCACGTCTTAGAACAACTGACCCCGAAATACAAACATACCTACGCTGTACTGCTAACCCCGGTGGTGTTGGTTCTCATTGGGTAAAGAAAAGATATATAGAACCTAACGAATACAACAAAAGTTTCTTAGGTAAAGATGGACTAACTAGAAAGTTTATACCTGCTAAGTTAGCTGATAATCCATATCTTTCAGAAGATGGTGTATATGAGCAAATGCTTAAATCATTGCCTCCTACTCAAAGACAACAACTGCTTGAAGGTAACTGGGATGTAGCTGAAGGAGCTGCATTTACAGAATTTGAACCTGTATCTCACGTTATTACTCCGTTTGAGCTTCCAATTCATTGGGAAAGAGTTAAAGCAGTTGACTATGGATACGCTGCAGAGTCCTGTTGTTTATGGGGAATAATGGATATAAATGACAATACTTTAATAATTTATAGAGAATTATACAAAAAAGGCTTGACAGGTGAAGAATTAGGTGCTATAATAACAGATATGGAGACAGAAGACCCCTTTTCGGTAAATGGGGTTTTAGATACTGCAGCTTGGGCAAGAACAGGAACGACTGGTCCAACTGTAGGAGAAAGTTTAATTAAAGCTGGTCATAAGTTAAGACGAGCTGATAAGAATAGAATACAAGGTAAAATACAAATACACGAGTATTTAAAGATTAGAGAAAATGGTAGACCTAAGTTACAGATATTTAATACATGTCCTAACTTAATAAGAGAATTACAGTCTATACCATTGTCTAAAACTAATCCAGAAGATGTAGATACAAATGCTTCTGACCACGCATATGATGCACTACGTTATATGATAATGAGTAGACCAAGAATGGAAAGCCCATTAGAACGTATGAGAGGTTTAAAAAGAGAAATGTATAGACCTGTTGATTCAACATTTGGATATTAGAAGTATATGGCAGAAGACAGAAATACATTTTTAAACGCTGATAGTATCTACGAAGAAGTTGAAGGAGAATCTGGAGTACAACTTACACTTGAAGAAGACCAACAAAGAAATCTTATTGGTATTATTAAAGGACGTTATGCTCAAGCTGAAGAAGCTAGACAAACTGACGAGACTCGTTGGTTAAAAGCATATGAAAACTATAGAGGTCTTTATGCTAAGAGTGTTAAGTTTAGAGAATCTGAAAAGTCTAGAGTCTTTGTAAAAGTTACTAAAACTAAAGTACTTGCAGCTTTTGGACAACTTGTAGATGTTATATTTGGTACAGGTAAATTTCCAATAGGAATTTCAGAAACTAAACTAGCAGAAGGTGAAACAAACTTTGCACATCTTGATACATCTAATCCTTCACCCGGTTTAGAAACTTCTGAAATGGAAGTACCAGACGATGTTGGTAATAGAGAAGGAACTAATGTAAATCCTTATGATGTTGGTTACGAAGGAGATGGTAAAACTTTAAAACCCGGTGCTACTTTTTACAACGGTATCTTTGAAGATAGTCTTGAAGACCAAGCTGAAGAAGCTGGTATTCTTACAGATGGTATAAGTCCTGACCCACAAGCAATAGAAATATCTCCTGCACAAAGAGCTGCAAGAAGAATGGAAAAACTTATCCATGACCAGATTGAAGAATCAAACGGAAACTCAGAATTAAGAAATGCTCTTTTAGAATCTGCTTTACTTGGTACAGGGATTGT